CCGGTAACTTGTCTCAAGCCAGCCGTTCGTTCGGCAATGCCAAGTCTGACAAGGCATACGAGCGCAGCTACGTTGGCATGGTCGCAGGCTTCGACACCTACAAGATGGACTACGCAAACCGCTTGGGCGCTGCTGCTGGCACTAGCAAGACCATCGATACAAACGGCTCTAACACACAAGCGAACTACGCTCCTCAAGCCACTTCCACAGCTGTGGGCGGCCAGATCAACGTGGACAACCGCTTCCAGACCGTGACCGTGAACAGCACCACCGGCATTGCTGCTGGCGATGCATTCAAGATCGCTGAAGTCTACGCTGTGCACCACATCACTAAGCAAAGCACTGGTCAGTTGAAGACTTTCCGTGTTGTGTCTATTGATTCCGGCACTACCATGACCATCACACCTCCTATCATTGGTGCACAAACCATTGGTGGCACAGGACCAACAGATGCTCAGTTGCAGTACAAGAACGTGGAAGTTGCCATCGCAGCCGATGCAGCCGCCATCACTTTCTTGAACGCCAACGCAGCTTCTGTGAACGTGTTCTGGCAGCGTGATTCCTTGGAAATCTTGCCTGGCCGTTACGCAGTGCCTTCTGACGCTGGTGTCGCAGTGATGCGTGCAAGCACAGACCAAGGCATTGAGTTGGTCTTGCAAAAATGGTACGACATCAACAGCATGACGATCAAGTATCGTATGGACACGCTGTTCGGTGTGGTTAACAAGAACCCAGAAATGTCTGGTATCTTGTTGTTCAACCAGTAATCCAGCAAAACAGACTGGGGGGCTTCGGCCCCCCTTTCTCAATAGGAGCACACCATGCCATTGACAAAAGGTTATTCGAGCAAATCCATCGGCAAGAACATCAAGATGGAAAAGAAGTCCGGCAAGCCAATGAAGCAGGCCGTGGCCATCGCATTGAACGTGGCGACCAAAGCAGCCAAGGCCGCAGGCAAGCCAAGCAAAGCGCCTAAAAAGGCCATGAAATGAAGGCCGGTCTATACGCAAACATTCACGCCAAGCGTGAGCGCATTGCAGACCAGAAGGCCGCAGGCAAAACGCCTGAGCGCATGCGCAAGCCAGGCACAAAGGGCGCACCTACTGCCGCAGCTTTCAAAGCCGCAGCAAAAACAGCAAAGCCCATGAAAAGAAAGGCCAAGTGATGCAGGACATCATCCTCATTCCAAGGTATGCAAAGAATAAAAAGCCTGTAAAGGTGCGCAAGCCATCCAAGCCAATCGACGGTATCAATCACAGATTGTTGCGAGAGCAGGCCGAGGCAGCAGCCAAGGCAGCAGAAACTCAGGCAATCGTGCCAGAAGATGATGCATTGCCAACCCGAGAGGAACTTGAGGCCAAGGCCACAGAACTCGGAATTCGCTTTGATGGTCGCACAAAAGACAAAAAACTGGGACAATTGATCCAAGACAGATTGTCTGAGAACACAGGAGAATGACATGGGATGGACAAAGCGCCAATTCGTCGCACAGGCCTTCGAGGAAATTGGCCTTGCTTCCTACGTCTTTGATCTGACACCAGAGCAGTTGCAATCTGCCCTGCGCAGACTGGACACCATGATCGCAGCATGGAACGCACTCGGCATTCGCTTGGGCTATCCACTGCCATCCAGCCCCCAAGACAGCGATCTGGACGAGCAGACCAACGTGCCTGACAGCTCGAACGAAGCCATCTACACCAATCTGGCGATCAAGCTGGCACCCAGCTATGGCAAGCAGGTCATGCCTGACACCAAGATGACAGCCAAAGAGTCGTACAACACACTCCTGTCACGCGCAGCCATGCCAATGGAGCAACAGTTGCCAAGCACCATGCCAGCAGGCGCAGGCAACAAGCCTTGGCGCGTATACGACAATCCTTTCATCCGTCCGCCATACGATCCAGTCTTGGCCGGTCAAGATGGCCCCATCGAATTCAACTGAGGAACCACAATCATGCCAACCATCAATCAACTATCGGGCATCAGCCAAGTCTCTGGCGGTGATCTGCTTCCGGTTTATGTCTCCAACAATGGTGACGCTCGGAAGGTTTCGATCACGCAACTGTTGCAATACTTTCAACAAGTTTTTGCTGCACCTACTGTGGCCACAAACCTGTACACGCCAGGCACTGGCTTCAACGTTTCAGTGCCAACGCCAGTCAGCGAACAGCAATGGATGGTCATCCAGCCTGCTGGCACACTGGCCACAGGCACAGTCACTTTGCCATTGAACACTGGCACACCTGATGGCACTGAGGTTTTGGTCACCACCACCCAGCAGATCACAGCCTTCACGCTGGCGCTCAATGGCGCATCCAATGGCTATGGAGCACCCAGCACACTGGCAGCGCAGGACTTCTTCCGCATGCGCTTCTATCAAGCCACAAACTCGTGGTATCGCATTGCTTAATTTTTAGGAGAAAACCATGTCAGTCGTCAATCAATTTAGCCCACGCCTTGGCTCAAACCAAGTTGTCACACCAGCAGCTTCATCTGCCGCAATCACCATCAACCAACAGGACAAAGCAGTCCGTTTGGTCAACAGTGGCGCAAACATCTGCTACGTGCGAATCGGTGATGGCGCTGCAACCACAGCAGACATTCCTGTTCGTGCCAACAGCGAGATCATCATTCGCAAGTCAACAGAAGACACTGCTTTGTCGCACATCTCTGCATCTGGCACCACATTGAACGTGGCCACAGGAGAAGGCGGCATCTAATGGCCACCAAGGACTCAAGACTTGCTCGTGCTGGCGTGGAAGGCTACAACAAGCCAAAGCGCACGCCATCGCATCCGACCAAAAGCCACGTTGTCGTGGCCAAGGCCGGTGACCAAGTGAAGACAATTCGCTTCGGTCAGCAAGGCGTGTCTGGGTCTCCAAAGAAGGAAGGCGAGTCAAAGGCATCCGAGGCTCGTCGAGAATCATTCAAGGCCAGACATGCTGAGAACATTGCCAAGGGCAAGATGAGCGCAGCGTATTGGGCCAACAAGGTCAAGTGGTAAGCCATGCAAATCCCAATCCTAAACGGCATCTACGCTGACAACACGCCAGAGCTGCGCACCAGTTATCCGGTGAACATGATGCCAGTGCCAAAGAAGTCTGGCATCAGCAATGGATTCCTAAGACCAGGCGATGGCATTGTGGCCAACGGCACAGGCCCAGGCATTGATCGTGGCGGTGTCAACTGGAATGGCATCTGCTACCGAGTCATGGGCACAAAGCTGGTATCAGTGGCCAGCAATGGCACAGTGATGATTTTGGGCGATGTTGGTGGACCAATCAACACGCTAGTGACATTTGACTACAGCTTCGATCTGCTGGCCATTGCATCTGGTGGCCGACTGTATTTTTGGGACCCAGTGGCATCTACTCTCACACAGAACACCGACCCAGACTTGGGCGTGGTGCTTGATGTGGCGTGGGTGGATGGTTACTTCATGACCACCGATGGCGAATTTTTAGTTGTCACTGAACTATCAAATCCTCTGGCCGTCAATCCTCTGAAATATGGCAGTGCAGAAGCCGACCCCGATCCAGTGGTGGCATTGCTTAAACTGCGCAATGAAATCTATGCACTCAACCGCAATACCATTGAGGTGTTCGACAACGTGGGTGGCGAACTGTTCCCATTTGCACGCATTGAAGGCGCTCAAATTCAAAAAGGCGTGATTGGCACTTTTGGATGCTGTGTCTATATCGAGAGAATTGCATTCTTGGGCAGTGGTCGCAATGAAGCGCCAGGCATCTATGTTGGCGCAGCAGCCGTCACCCAAAAGGTGAGCACGCAAGAGATCGACAATTTGTTGCTGCAATACACTGAGGCACAACTTGCCACGGTCAAGCTCGAAGCGCGAAATGACAAGAACCACGAGCACTTATATGTGCACCTGCCAGATCGCACCATCGTCTACGATGCATCGGCATCTGAGGCACTTGGCGAGCAAGTATGGTTTACATTGACCACCACCGTGGCTGGCTTTGCGCAGTATCGCGCACGAAATCTGGTCTGGTGCTACGACAAGTGGTTGGTGGGCGACACACAATCCAATTCCATTGGATACTTTGTGCAAAGTACTGGTGAGCATTGGGGCCAGCAAGTGCGCTGGGAATTTGGCACGCTCATTGTCTACAACGAAAGCAATGGCGCAATCTTCAATGAGCTAGAGCTGGTCAGCTTAACCGGCAGCGTGGCCATTGGCACCAATCCACAAATCAGCACCAGCTACTCGCTGGATGGCAAGTCATGGAGTCAAGACCGAAGCATCAGCGTTGGGACAACAGGCAATACAGCCAAGCGCCTGGCATGGTTTCAGCAGGGTCACATGCGCAACTGGCGCATCCAGCGATTCCGTGGCGACAGCGATGCTCATGTGTCATTTGTTCGACTTGAAGCCCAGATCGAGGCATTGGCGTACTGATGGCAACCGCACCAACATCCCGCAGACTTAATCTGACGCGAGACCAGCTCGCGCAGTTTTTGACTGATCAACAACAGATCAGACAGTTTGAATTGTTGTTTTCTGCTGTAGACGAATTGCAGGTAATTGTCGGAACTGACTTTGAGTACCAGGCAGACACGGCAGCGGCTACAGCAAACGAAGCGCTTGCACAGCTCAGTGCATTGGCACAAGATACCGGAGTCGAAGACGCTGTTCTCAATGCCAAAGTGCAACAGGCATTGGACGCTGTCGCTCAATTGGCTCGAACGCTTGAGCTGATTGCAACTGCGCCAGCCATCCAAAACAACAACTCGGTGGTGACCGACTACATCGACTTCAACATCACCACGCCATCGCCAGCCGTGAAGGTTGGCCGGATGCACTGGAACGGTGGATACACGCTTAACCTTGAGATGACACCAAACGTCAATCAAGCCATTGGCGAGTCGCAGTACTACTACATCAAAGCATCGGCAGCCATTGCCAAAGGCCAACTGGTCATGTTTGATGGTTCTGTTGGAGCTTCTGGTGTGCTTAAAGGCAAGCCGTCCACTGGCGTGACCAATGGCCAGCTCATCATGGGAGTGGCCGCAGAAGCCATTGCACTCAATGGGTTTGGACTGGTCTCTAGCTTTGGCTTGGTTCGAGGATTCAACACTACAGGCACACCGTATGGTGAGGTCTGGGCAGACGGTGACATCCTGTACTACAACCCATCATTTGCCGGTGGATTAACTAAAAATCTGCCTGTTGCACCTATTCCACACATCGTGGTAGCTGCGGTGGTCAATGCTGCGACAGCAGGCTCTGGCTCGGTATTTGTCAGAGTTCAAGCCGAGCCATTGGTCAGCCAACTGTCCGATGTTTACGCGCCAACACCAGCGAATGGTGATGTGTTGGTTTATGATGGAGTTCAGTTGCGCTGGGAAAACGCGCCCATAAGCACCGCTGGCGCTGTCACATCGGTCACTGGCACAGCTCCTGTCGTGTCGTCTGGTGGCACTACACCAGCGATTAGCTTGGCTTCTGGCTATGGAGACACGCAAAATCCATACGCTGCCAAGACTGCTAACTATGTGCTAGCCGCACCCAATGGCTCATCGGGCGTGCCTACATTCAGGGCTTTGGTGGCCGCTGACATTCCTGCGTTAAGTTATGTCAGCTCAATTGGCGTTACGGCTCCAATTACTTCAACAGGAGGCCTGACACCAACCATTGGCATCACCCAGTCGGGTACGGCCAGCAATGGTTATCTGTCAAGCACCGACTGGAATACATTCAACAACAAACAGCCAGCAGGAACTTACGTCACGGCTGTCTCTGTCGTATCGGCCAATGGCCTTGCTGGTACATCAAGCGGTGGTGCAACGCCTGCACTGACACTATCGACCACAATCACTGGATTGCTCAAAGGTAACGGAACGGCAATTTCTGCCGCTACGTCAGGCACAGACTATGCGCCAGCCACCAGTGGAACATCAATCCTGTACGGCAATGGCGCTGGTGGGTTTAGTAATGTCACCGTTGGTACTGGATTGTCATTTGTTGCTGGTACGCTGGCCTCAACTGCCAGTGCAGCAACAGCTCCTGTGACATATACGGCCAACTTCAGCGTGGCCGCAACAGATGAGTGGATCATCAACAACAAATCAGGATCGTCTTGCACTGCAACACTTCCTGCGGCATCGTCTTATACCGGCAGGGTTTTGCATTTCCAGAATTACCAAGCACAAACGCTAGTCTCAGCGTCATCAAACGTAGTTCCATTGGCTGGCGGTGCTGCTGGAACGTCGATTCTCTTGGCAAGTTCAGGTGACTCTGCGACACTTGTGTCAGACGGCTCTAACTGGCTGATGACACAATACGTGCCGAACAATATCCTTCTTTTGGAGTAAATTATGACCGTATCAATCAAGGTGCTAATCCCACCAAAGCAGGCCGAAGCCACTCAGACCACGCAGTACACAGCGACTAACTGCAAGGCGATCATTGACAAGTTCACGATCACCAACACCAACACGGCCAATGTGACCATTAGCGTCAACTTGGTGACAAGTGGCGGGTCTGCTGGCGCATCAAACTTGATCATGGATACACGCGCCATCGCACCTGATGAGACCTACACCTGCCCCGAGTTGGTTGGCCAAGCGCTTGAGTCTGGCAGCTTTATCAGCACAATCGCCAGTTCAGCCACATCGCTGACTATCCGCGCATCTGGCCGCGAAATCACTTAATCAAGGAGAACAGCATGGACAAATTCATGATGATGCCCAAGGGCTTTATGGGCTTGCCGATGGAGGAAGAATTCATCAGTACAGCCGAGAACAAGAAGAACACCCAGATCGTCATCGATGACTGGATGCTTGGCCCTGAGAATCCAAGCAACGAGCCAACGGCCAACAAGACCTACTGGATCGCTGTGGGCAAGGCCATGCAAGTGGACGAAAAAGAGGCTCGTCGTCGTCGCTGCTCCAACTGCGAGTACTACGACAACAGCACCATGACACAGGCCAAGATGGAGCGCATCCCCCGCAATGACTGGGACACCGATGCTGGTTTCCGTGGTTACTGCACCAAATTCGAGTTCATCTGCCACGACCTGCGCGTCTGCCAGGCATGGGAAGAACGTGAATTTGAAATGGAAGATTGACCAAATGCCAAAATGTGGGAAAATAGAGCCGCTGAGTCTATCGGGCCACCAGCAGCTCACCCTGAACAGGAGTTGCGCATGACTGGTATCGAATGGCTTAAAGAGAACCTGCAAAGGGTTCTTCTGTTGCCTGCGCCAGTCGTGGAATGGCTTGTCATGGTCTACGATGCCATTCAGGTGTTTGACGATGTTGCCGATGGCGACACGGTAGAGCGCAAAGACCTGAATGCAACCATCTGGAACACTCTAGTTGGAATGCATCAAAACCAATTTTTTATTACCCATAGCCACCATCTTGTGCCACTGCTCGCAGCCATGATCTTGAAGTGGCAAGCCTCCGACCAAGCAGAACGTGCAGGCGAAGCCGATGCCAGATCATTCGTCTGGCGTGCAGGCTACTATGACCTAATCCTGATGGCAGTATCACTTACGCATGGCCCAGGCTTTGCCACAAATAATGCTCACTTGGTCATGGAGTTGTATGGCGAGAAATTTGAAGACTACATGAAGGAGTTCGGCAATGCCTGATCCAATAACCGCCCTAGTCGTTGGTGGAAGCCAACTTATCGGAAGTTCAATGCAGGCCAGCGCTGCTGGCGATGCAGCAGCCATTCAATCTGGTGCAGCACAAGCAGGCATTGAAGAACAGCGCAGGCAATTTGATGCCATGCGTGAATTGCTCAAGCCTTACACAGAGGCAGGTCTACCAGCACTTGAAGCACAGCAAGCCTTCCTTGGTCTGCAAGGACCAGAGGCAGAACGTGCGGCCATCGAGCGCATCAAAGGTGGTGAGACATTTCAAGCACTTGCCAGTCAAGGCGAGGAAGCATTGCTTCAGCGTGCATCGGCCACTGGTGGCCTGCGTGGTGGAAACATCCAAGGCGCACTGGCTCAATTTAGACCTCAACTTCTATCCAGCCTCATCGAGCAGCAATATGGCCGACTTGGTGGTCTAACCACAATGGGCCAGCGCTCTGCTGCCGGTGTTGGCGCTGCTGGTATGGAGACAGGCACTAATGTGGCCAACTTGCTGGCCCAGCAAGGCGCAGCCAGAGCTGGTGGCGAACTTGGTGAGGCAAAGGCTTATGGCCAGCTCTTTAATCTGCCTGCTCAGTTTCTCGGCATGCAAATGGGCGCAGGAAAAACAACAGGACTTGGGTTTTAAGGATTAGAACATGGCAACCATTAACCCATTCCAAGCACCAATCAACTACGCAGTAGAGGTGCAAAGCCCATTTGAGTCCGTACTTAGTGGTTTTAAAATTGGTGCAGCTGGTGCAGAAGCACAAGCAAAAGCACAAGCACTTGAACAAGCAAAGAAAGTTCAGACAGAACTTTCCACTTTGTTTAGTAATCCAAATGCAACTGCTACAGACTTTGCTCGCGTATCTTCCATGCTGCCAAAAGATCAAGCAGAAGGTGTGCGCAAGGCATTTGACATGATGTCAGCATCTCAGCAACAAAACAGATTGACTCAATCTGGCCAAGTCTATGCAGCCATGAAGTCTGGCCAAGTTGACATTGCAAAAAATCTGCTTAAAGAACAAGCAGACGCACTCCGAAATTCTGGCCGTGAGCAAGATGCCAAGGCGACAGAGACCTATCTGCAACTGATTGATGTCAATCCAACTGGTGCACAGACAACCATTGGATTGATGATGGCCACATTGCCTGGCGGCAAAGAACTAATTGAGAATGTCGACAAGACACTTTCGACAGGCAGAGAAGAAGCCAAAGCTCCAGCTGCACTGCTTGAAGCCAGAGCAAAGGCTGACAAAGCCGTTGCAGATGCCACCACAGCTCAGGCTACCGCCACCAATGCAGAAGAAAAGGCAGCAGCTGACGCAGCCAAAGCAACGGCAGATGCACAAAAAGCGAAGGTCGATGCTCAGTTTGCAGGACCACTGGCACAAGCCAACCTTAATTTGAATGCTGCACAGATCAAGAATATCAATAGCGAGATCAGCAATCGAGCTGCAAAGTTGAATCTTGATGTTCAGACAATGCAGGCCACAGTTGCAGAAAAGCTGTCAAGCATTCAAAAGAATTTGAATGAGTTGCCATCAGACACCCGAAAACTGATAAATGAGTCTGCAACATTAGCCGCGACATCGAAGCAATCAGCTGAACAATTTAATGATCTAGCCAAGCGCCTAGACGAATCTGGTGGTGGTTATGGTGTGTTCTCAAGCGCCTCAGACTTCTTGAAAAAGGGCGCTGGCTTCCAAGGTGGTATGACGCAACTGCGTCAAGAATACACACGCCTTCGCAACACTGCGGCCATCAAGTCTTTGCCACCAGGACCAGCCACTGACAAAGACATTGCAATGGCCTTGAAAGGCTTCCCAAGCGACAACGCATCTGCTGGTGACTTGTCCAGCTTCTTGCGTGGTATGGCCAAATTGCAAGATGTTGACGCATCCATCAATAATGCCAAGACAGACTGGCTTGCTCAGAACAATGGCACGCTCACACGTGCTAAGAACACATTTGTTGCTGGAGACTATGCAACAAAGCCTGGTGAGACATTCAACGACTTTTCACAGCGCATCATTGGAGATGTGTCGAAAAAGTATCGCTCACCAGAACAGATCGCAGAAGACAGACGGCAGCAACTTGTTTCTCAGATTCCAACTAATCAAGCACAAGTGCCTGCGGCAGCAGCTGCGGCAGCGCCAGCAAATATTCGCTCACAGGCTGACGCAATCCTGCGTGGAGGTCAATAAATGGCAACAGCCGACGAATACGCAGCTTGGATCGTCAAGAATTCCGCAAAACGCGGAACTCCTGAGTTCGACACCGTGGCACAAGCCTATCAGCTTGCAAAGTCAGAAGAAACTACGGCAGTCACGCAGCAACAGATTGCACAACCACCAGCACAGCCTAGCATTGGCCAACAGATTGTTGGTGCTGGTGAAACAGCCCTGACATTGGGAACTGGTGCAGTTGGTGGCACGCTTGGCACACTGGCTGGAACACTGCAAGGTTTGTCACAACAAATCCTGTCAGGAAACTTTGGCACACCAGAAGCCATGCGTGCGGTCGAGAAGGCCGCAGCCGAAGGTGCACAGGCGCTCACTTACCAGCCACGCACCCAAGCTGGCCAAGAACAAGTGCAGGCCGTTGGTCAGGTATTAGCCAACGTCTTGCCACCAGTCCTGCCTGCAATCGCAGCCCCAGGCGCTGTTATGCAAGCCGCACGCACAGCAGTCCCAACTGTTGGCGCAGCAGGTCAAATCGCAAGCGCAGCAGGTCGTCGGGCAGCAACCGCAACAGGCCAAGCTATTGCCAAGCCTGTACAAGCGGCCACAACAGCCGTTCGTGAGACTCTTGGTATGGAAGTAGCACCAGCACCAGCGCAAGCCGGTGCGCGTGTCTCAGCAGGTGCAGCAGCGACACCAGAGGCTTTGCGTCGAACCACTACTGCCGAAACCTTGCCAGTACCAGTCACCCTTACAAAAGGCGCGGCCACGAGAGATGCCCAGCAACTGGCTTTTGAAAAAGAACAGATAAAGAGCGATCTTGGTGGCCCACTGCGCCAACGTGCCGAGGAAAACAACCTGCAAGCCTTGCAGAACTTCGACGCATTGGTCGACATGACAGATGCGCAGCTCATGGACTTGTCTAGCACAGGAGGCGCGGTCGTCAAATCCTTGACCGAAGGCCTAACAGCCGCCAAGAACAGGACTCGCGCAGCCTACAAAGCAGCCGAAAAAGCTGGCGAGTTGGAGAACAACGTTACCCTCAGCACTGTGGTGGACTACATCAACGAGAATATCCCAGAGGGCGACTTGGCCCCAATACTCAAAGCAGCACAGCAGAAGGCCATTGCCATTGGTGCGGCAGTTCCAGACGCAGACGGCAGACTCGTGGCCCAGCCCATCACCTTGCGCCAAGCAGAAAGCCTACGCCAGACATTCCAGCGTGCTGGGTTTGAAGGTGCAGATCAGTTCCACGGTGGAAGCCTGAAACGAGCCTTTGATATTGAGACAGAAGGCCTTGGTGGTGATCTTTACAAAAAGGCCCGTCAAATTCGCCTTGAACAAGCACGCAAGTTTGAAAATCGCGCCATTGTTGCTCGTCTCATCAAGAATCGCAAAGGCATGGAAGACCCACAGGTCGCAGCCGATCAGGTTTTCCGAAAGTCCATCCTGAACTCGTCGCCAGAGGAAATAACGTTTTTAAAACGTGTTCTTTTGACCAGTGGAAACGATGGCCAGCAAGCCTTCAAAGAGTTGCAAGGTGCAACAGTTCGCCATCTGCGCGATGAGGCCACTAAGGGCATGGGCATGGACTCACAAGACCGGCCTTTAATCTCTCCTGCAAAACTGCATCAGTCCGTACAAGCACTCGATGCCAATGGACGACTCGATGTAATTCTTGGCAAGAAAAACGCACAGATCGTGCGCGACCTTGATGATGTCGTGCGCTACGTCACTACAGTGCCACCAGGCACATTGGTGAACAGCTCAGGCACAGCAGGAACACTTCTGGCAGCAATGGCAGAAGCAGGCGCTACAGGAGCACTGACAGGCCTACCATTGCCAGTTGCATCTGGCATACGTCAGATCATCAAAATGCGTCAGGAAGGACGCACCAAAGCAAAAATTAATGAAGCCCTCAATGCATTGCCACCAGTGCAACCTTGAGCCATAATTCAACTAGGAGAACCAATAAATGTCCGCACTTGAAGTCACCCCACCATTCCCAGTGTTTTCTGACATTGATGGTCAGCCCCTTGAAAATGGCTACATCTGGATCGGAGCAGTCAACCTCAATCCACAGACCAATCCAATCAATGTCTATTGGGATTCCTCTTTAACTATTTCAGCCACGCAACCTATTCGCACACTTGGTGGTTATCCATCAAACAGCGGAACGCCTGCACGCCTGTACGTCAATGCAGACTACAGCATTCGCGTGATGAACAGGAACGGAAGCACAATCTACAGCTCTTTGAATGACAATGCGTTGTCTGGTTCAGCAGCAAGTAATGCTACTGGTAATGGTGTACAAACCATTTTCCCAGTTTCTTCTGTTCCATTTGCAATTTATATCAATGGCGTGTATCAGAACAAAAACACTTACACATTTGCTGGCGGTAATGTGACATTCAGTCAAGCGCCCCCCATCACTTCGGTGATTGAATTTGTGATTTAAGTCTGTTCAAAACGTCAAATTAAAAGTTAGGTATTTGTGAGCAATAGCAAAATATCAGCACTAACCTCTGCTACCACGCCACTGGCTGGTACAGAGGTTTTGCCGATTGTGCAATCAAGCGCTACTGTCAAAGTTGCAACAAATGATTTGACGGTACGGAATATTCGGGCAAATGCAACAACAGGTATTTTGCAAATTACAGGGCCAACAGCAGGCACAACTCGTGTGGCTACGGTTCCTGACGCAAACTGGACTGCTGCTCGTACTGATGCGGCTCAATCGTTCACTGGCGATCAGACATTAAGTACAGGCAATTTAGTCATTGGCACAAATGGAAAAGGCATTGACTTTTCCGCTACACCAGGCACCGGAACAAGTGAGCTGTTTGCCGACTATGAAGAAGGCACTTGGACACCCACATTGGTCGCTTCTGGCGGTGGTGCTTCAGCCGTTGACTTTACGGGTCGGTACACAAAAATTGGCAATGTCGTTTATTTCAATGCGTACATGAACGACAGCGCAAGCAACGCATTTGGAACAGGCTCTTTGACATTTGGTGGCTTACCCTACACTTGCGGAAGTGCAGCAGCACAGCGTGGTGTTGTAAGTATTCTCACTAGACGAATTACAAAGCCAGCAACATCTACACAATTGGTTGGATGGGTAAATTCTTCCGCAACCACAATTGCTTTGTTTTGGAGTGGTACTGATGGAAATGGTTTAACTACGCTTAATGCAACCGATGTTAGCATTGCAAGTCAAGTTATTTTTGCAATATCAGGTTTTTATCAAGTTTAATTTAAACACAGAGGTCAAAATGTCACTAACTAAAGCATCTTATTCAATGATTACTGGCGCACCTGCTAATGTCATTGACTACGGAGCAGACCCTACTGGTGCTGCTGATTCAACTGCTGCTATCCAAGCAGCCATTGATGCAAATGATTTAACATTTATTCCTGTTGGAACTTATCGAATTGATGGGACCATTCAGGCTAAAGATTCCAAGACAACAATTCTTGAAGGTGATCTGCTGCGTGACGCAACATACTCCGCAAGCACGACACCTATTTGGCAATTTAATTGCCAACGTGCTGTATTGACAGGCACTGGAAAAATTACAAGCGAAAACGACTCTCCAGAAGGTGTTGTTTTGTTTGGTTCACAAAACCCCGCATCGTTGCCAAACCAAGCCAATGTGCTTTGGTGCGAACTCAGCGGTGTTTTTGTCGTTGGCAATCAAAACCCATATGTGTCTAACAACAGCAAGGGTGTAGCATTCCGAAGCATTGAAGCGTTTGGTGGATCGACAGTTGTATATACCAACCTTGTCACCAATGTCTGCATTCTTTCATGCTCTGACTTGATTTATTTTGGTGGTCAGTGCAATGCCAACGTATGCTCAAACATTCAGTTTTATCGTGCGGGTCGATATTCAATTTACATGAATGGCGATGATGCAACTACACGCCCAGGTATTTCCAACAATCAAGTCAGCAACTTTTTTGTGAATTTTTCAGGCACATCACAAGCCGTTATTTATTTGAAACGATCTTACCAAGCCATGTTTGTCGGGGCATCTGGTGAGCCTGGTGGTAGCACTTGCCGTTTTTACGACATTGATGCCAACTGCCAGCGCACAGTCATTGTGGGCGCTGATAACTGCCCAGCAGGGCCAGTTGATTTAAGCCCCAACTCAGGTATTTTTTCCAGCGGTCAAGAGAGAATTGAGTTTGGCACTGCTGTGGATTACTATCAAGGCGCACAAATTAAGTCTAATCGACAATATAACGCTAGTTTTAATCCTCTTGGCCCAGGCAATTTCTTTTTGCAAGCGTATAACACTTCAACGCAATCTCAAGCATGGGCATCTTTATTTTTGAGTGTTAATGGCGTAGGCAATAGTTCATATGCCACTCTTTATGCTATTGATGCAGGAAGTGGTGCAACTGAAGTTTCTCTAACGCTAAAAAATGGCGGTTCAGAACAAGAAGCGTTTCACATTGATACCAGTTTGAGGACTGGTTTTGGAACAGCAACACCAACTGAAAAAGTTGAAATTGTTGGAAACTTAAAAGTCTCAGGTTCTGTATCAAAAGGATCAGGTTCATTCAAAATTGACCACCCACTAGAGTCAAAATCTGAAACGCACCACCTTGTTCATTCATTTGTTGAAGCCCCTCAAGCTGACAACATTTATCGTGGCAAGGCCACATTGGTAAATGGTCGGGCAGAGGTCAACATTGATGAAATTGCTGGCATGACTGAAGGCACTTTCGCTGTCCTTAATCGTGAAATTCAGTGCTTTACAAGCAACGAATCTGATTGGGATGCTGTGCGAGGCTCTGTAACTGGCAACATCTTGACAATCGAGTGTCAAAACCCTGAATCAACATCAATGGTGTCATGGCTTGTCATTGGAGAGCGTAAAGACAAACATATGTACGACACAGAGTGGACAGATCAGGATGGCAAAGTAATTGTTGAGCCTTTAAAGGTTATTGAAACAAGACAAACATTTTACCCACCTGTTCAAATTGTTGAAGAAGTTGTAAAAACTGGACGAACACATTTTTAATTGGAATATCAAAATGGCTTTAGAAAAAGTTATCTCTGTTGACCTGATTGAAGTCATTGAAAATGGCTGTGTGCAAGTGCGTACAAAAACAGCCATCATGGAAGATGGAAAGCAGATCAGTGGTAACTTTCACCGTCATGTTGTTGCGCCTGGCGATGACTACAGTCAAGAAGATGCCAAAGTTCAGGCAATTTGTGCGGCAGTGCATACGGCAGAAGTTATTGCTGCCTATGTTGCTGCACAAGAAGCTATCAACTTAATTGATTGACAATGGTGTTGGAGACTGATGTTATGGCAGAAGGAAATGAGATCGACCTCGTTAAATATGGCGTGCTCTGGCAAAAAGTTCAGGACATGGACAAAAAGATGGACAAGGTCGAGCGCCAGCTCGAAGAACTGGTGGCGCTGGCCAACAAAGGTCGTGGAGGCCTTTGGTTTGGAATGACTGTTGTCTCAGGCGCATCTGCCGTGGTCGGTTACTTCCTAAGTTATTGGAAGCATTGAAATGAATGCGCATATTTTTGTTTCTACTGCTGTTGCTACTTTCAAAGGCTACGGCCAAAGAGTCCTGCATCGTCTCCGACTTTTATGGTCTAAGCTGGATCGGAAACCCAAGTGAACGCCATCAGCGCCTTTCGGAGTGGCTGACCACCAATGGCAACCATTGTTCGTCTGAGCAACTGGTGGCAATATGGAACAACTTGGCAATGTGGGCAGGAACCGCAGACAGCGCAGAAATACGGTCAAAAGTGCTGTTTTATTATGCTAGGTCAGTGGAGAGAGAAAAGAAATGATCACTCTGAACAAATGGTATCCGATGGTGCAGCCGACCAATACTGCTAGAGAATTGGCTTTTGACAAGGCAGTGGAGAAAGTTCAGGAAGAATACAGATACGCAATTGAATGTTTAAAACAGGTCAGAAAAACCGAAGATTTGGAACTTGAGTTGTACGACAAAAAAGCGCAACAGAACACAATCGAGCTTGGGTCATTTGAGAATCGCAGGCGCTTTCAAATATTTGTGTGAGGAAATATGGTTACAGCAAAAAAGGCTCCGGCCAAAACACCTACAAAAGCGCCAACTAAAGTTGCACCTGTTAAGCGCAGAACACCAAAACCAAAGGTGCAAGTGGTAACTTCTGCACCAGCGCCAAAGCCAGTCGAGCCTCCAAAGACAGACGCAATTGGTCGCGTCACAGACCTGATCAAATGGGTGGACAGCCCATTCAAACTATTCACGGTGATTCTTTTGAGCTTCTTGGCCTTTGCTGGCTACTTTGCTTGGGACTCGCGCCAAGTCATTCTTCAGGCAATCCAGAATCAAGACCACATGCCACAGCTGGTGAAGCAGGACGACTTGGTCGATCCAGCCAAAAGCCTGCTCAAGGATGTGGATGGCCTGATTGTGCTGGTGCATAAAGCAAACCTTGCGACCAACTCACGCACCACGGTGCTGGCCATGAATGCCGATGGATCGCGTGAAAAGAAAGTTGAAGGCACAGTCACATCGCTTTTCAACGCCAGTGCAGACCGCAATGCAGCAATGGTGGCCATGCTGAACAACGAGGTGACCTGCGAGGAATTCAATCCATCATCAAAAGTTGGTGAGTGGGGAAGCAAGCAAGGCGTGAAGTTTATGTGCCGTGGCTCAATACCACCAGACCCTGGCAAGTTTGCCGGATACATTGCCATCGGCTTTGCAGCCAAGCCAGAGGACATCAGCGCCTTGAAAACCCGCATCAACTTGGCGGCCACAGACATGTCAGACGAATGAGGAGCACAAAATGATCGCACTTGACGCACTTCTGAATGTGGGCGGAAAGCTCATCGACAAGCTCATCCCAGACCCAGAGGCCAAAGCCAAAGCGCAACTGGAGCTGACCAAACTGGCACAGGATGGTGAGCTGGCAAAGATGGCCAACGACACCAAGCTGTTCGAGGTAGAGCAAACAGCAGTCACAGACCGCTGGACAGCAGACATGGGGTCAGACTCTTGGCTGTCCAAAAACATCCGGCCTATGGCCCTGATAGCCATCTTCGTGGCATATTTTGTTTTCACCATGATGTCGGCATTCGGATACAACGCTCAAGAATCCTACGTCCAGCTGCTTGGCCAGTGGGGACAAATCATTTTCTTGGCCTACTTTGGTGGCCGAACTGTTGAGAAACTCGCAGACATGAGGAGCAAGAAGTGAATTTGCCAAGAGGCAGCACCAGAGATGATGGATACCGTTTAAACGGATACACCAAGTCTGGAAAAGAGCATTGGATACACCCAGACACCTTTGCTGCCATCAACAAAAAACATCAAGTTACTCGCTGGAAAAACAAACTGCAAGTGATCGATGCTTATGGTGGTGGATGTGCGCATTGTGGTGAAAAAGACCCAATTGTTTTGAACATTGATCACATCAACGATGATGGAAGCAAAGACTTGACGCCATCTGGAAACAGACTAAATGGCAACAGTCTTTATGGCTGGATCATCAAGCATGGGTTTCCAAAAAACCGCTATCAAGTGCTTTGCGCCAACTGCAACCAAAGAAAAGAATGGCATCGTCGTGGCGCTTATTTTGAAAGGACTGAATCATGCAATTGACACCTCACTTCACACTAGAAGAACTGACAGCCTCAGAGACAGCCGAGCGCAACGGCTGGGACAACAGCCCCAACGATCAGGAGCTGGCCAACTTGACGCGCTTGGCAGACTTTCTGGAGCAAGTGAAGGTGGTGCTGGGTGGCAAGCCAATCATGATCAGCTCAGGCCTGCGCACAAAAAAAGTCAATGATGCGGTGGGAAGCAAGGACACTAGCCAGCACCGACTTGGTTGTGCTGCCGACTTCAAAGTGCCAGGCATGACACCAGACG